AAAGTAGGCGAAGATATTAAAATAAAGAAGCCTATTTTATCATTAAAAGATTTTATTAATTATGGCTAGACCTCCAAAAAACCAAGACACAAATACAGTAGCTTCAAAGCTTTCATCACTAGATAAGTATCTAAAAGATAATTCAGAACACCATTTTGCTTTCGATAATCCTGTTGAATATACAGTTAGCAGCGGAAGCTTGGTTCTTGATATGGAAATGGGCGGCGGAATTCGCCCCGGTGTTGTTCGTTCTACAGGTATTACAGAAGGCGGCAAAACATCAAACGCTCTTGCTTTCGCTAGAAACTTTCAGAAGGTTCATCCTGACAATGGCGTTGTAGTTTATATCAAGGCTGAAGGGCGACTTTCTAAAGAAATCATTTCGCGATCTGGTGTTGATACTGATCCCAAGCGATGGAAAGTTATTCCTACGAATGATTTTGAATTCGTAATTGATATGATCAGAGATGTTACCAAGCTAAATCCTGATGATCATTATTACATGTTCGTCATTGATTCTCTTGATTCTCTCGTTCCAAGAAATGACATGGCAAAGGGCGCAAGTGAAGCTGATCGAACTGCTGGTGGCGCACTTCTTACATCAAACTTCTTGAGGAAGATGGCTAATTATTTCTCTACCAAGGGGCATATCTGTTTCTTGATTTCTCAAGTCCGTTCCACCATTAAGATTAATCCTTACGAAAAGGGCGATCCAAAGGTTACGAACGCAAGTGGTGGAAATGCCGCTCTACATTATTCTGATTGGATTCTTGAATTCCAACAGCGTTTTCAAAAGGATATTATCTTTGGCGGACCTGATAACAAGACTCCAATTGGACATTGGTGTAAGATCATGTTCCGAAAGACTCCTAATGAAAAGACTGGAGTAGAAGTTAAATATCCAATTAAATATGGTCGCGATAATGGCAATAGTATTTGGATAGAATATGAAGTTATCGAACAGTTGAAAGCTTGGGAAATGATCGAAGCTAAGACCGCTTGGATTACTGTATGCGATGATCTATTGAAGGAGCTTACTGAAAATGGATTTACTGTTCCTAAGCAGATTCAAGGAATGGATAATTTCCGCAAGCTTCTTGAAGAAGATCAAAAGCTAACTTCTTATCTATTTGAAAAATTTATCCGAGTTTTCAAGAAATGAGATTATTTTCATTATCAGGAAAACTTGTTAGTAAGAATGTCAGCAAATATAGAATAGATTGGGATAAAAAATCTCGGTCAAATATTCAATTTGAAGTTAAACAATTTTTGCTTCAACACTGGGAACACCACATCGTTTACGAAGAGTTTCCCGTGTATGGAAGCAGAATGAAGGTTGACTTTCTCAACGCTACCCGTAAGATAGCCGTAGAGGTGAATGGCGCACAGCATACCTCTTTTAATAAATTCTTTCATCAAAACTCTCGCGCAAAATATCTTTCATCTATCCGCAGGGATTATGAAAAATATGAATGGCTTATGAAAAACAATTATAAATTCATTGAGCTTGAGCAAGGAGATATGAAAGAACTTTCAGCAGATTTTATTTTCCAGAAATTCGGTATCGAAATATGACAATTTACTCATTACAAGTAGAAAAACACGTTATTGCTGGTATCTTCAAGAATAAAGATATTCTTTGCGAGCTTGTAAACTTTGTATCAGAAAAAGACTTCTACAACGAAGTTCACTCAACAATCTTTCTTGTTTGTAAGAATTTATATCTAAACAAACAGGAAATCGATAAAGTTCTTGTAGCTCAAAAAATCAAAGACCTTGGAGTCTCTTTTAAGGATGAAGTTAATATATTTGATTATGTAGAAAGTATCACTTTCGCTCAATTAAATGAAAAAGCTACAATTGAAGCGGCGAAAGAATTAATTAAACTTCGCGTTCGTCGAGAAATGTATCATACAGGAGTTAAGATACAAAATACCGCTCAAAAACTAGGCGACGAATCTTTAAATGATTTTATTCTTAGTTGTGATAAAATCTACGCAGATAAAGTATCTAGCATTGAAATAGATGAAAAGCCATGCAATCTGTTTGAAACTATTGCTGAGAAAGTAGAAGAACGTGGCAATAATATCAAAGACGATACTGGATTGGTAACTCCTTATCCAGAATTCAATCGTCTGTATGGCGGTCTTCGTCCCGGTAACATTTATGCAATTGTTTCTCGTCCCGGTCAGGGTAAAACAACTTGGATCAATGATATCTGTTTAAAGACTTCTCTAAAGAATAACGTTAAAGCTCTAATTCTTGATACTGAAATGAGCGCAGAAGAAATGCAGTTTCGCATGATTTCTTCAGTCTCAGGAGTTCCAATGTGGTATGTAGAAACCGGAAATTGGCGCAGAAATGCTGAAATGACAAAGAAGGTCAGAGAAGCTCTAAAGAAAGTCGTAGATTATAAGTATTATCATTATAGAGTAGGCAGTAAAAATATTGATGAAATCTGCTCGTTAGTAAAACGTTGGTATTACAAGGAGGTTGGGCGCGGCAATCAATGTATTGTAGCTTATGACTATGTAAAACTAACTGGAGAAAAGATTGGTCAAAATTGGGCAGAACATCAAGTTATTGGTGAAAAGATTGATAAATTAAAAAGACTATCTGAAGAGATTAGCTGCCCTATTATCACCGCGATGCAAATGAATCGAAGCGGTGAGAACTTTAATCGTAAAGGCGCAGCAGTAGTTGATGATAGCTCTGCAATCGCTCTTTCTGATCGTCTGCAATGGTTCGCTTCGTTCGTAGCAATCTTCCGTCGTAAGACTGTTGATGAAATCGCAGTTGATGGAGAAAACTTCGGAACTCATAAACTGGTTCCAATCAAGACGAGATTCCAAGGCAAAGATGCCGCTGGACATCACGATCTGGTTAAACGTAGGAACGAACAAGGAGAAATCTCTTATCAGAATAACTTCCTTAATTTTAATGTAAATAGTTTTAATGTGGAAGAAAAAGGATCTCTTGACGATATCGTTAAGATTGAAAATGAACAATTTGAATTGAAAGATCAAGAAAAAGAAGATAGCGGAACTCTATGAACGTTAAAGATATTTTGATTGATTTGGGTTACTCTAACATTTCAGAAGGCCCAAAAGAATATAGAATGCGCCCTATTTATAGGGATTCAGATAACAATACCGTTCTTTCGGTAAAGAAAGATTCTGGTAGATTTATTGATTTTAGCAAAGGAATCACTGGATCTATCGAAGATTTAATTAAGTTATCGTTAAACCTCAAGAATGTAGAAGAAGTCAAAACTTGGATTTCTAATAAAAATATCTCTTTAGAACGAAGAGAAGAAGTCAAACCAAAAATTATTACTCAAAAAGTATATGAAAAAGATATGCTTTTTAAATTAAAGAAAGATCATTCTTATTGGATTCAAAGAGGAGTCCCAGAAGAAATTCTTGTAGAGTTTGAAGGCGGAGTTGCTGGATCAGGAAAGATGGCTGGACGATATGTTTTTCCTATCTTCAACAGCGTAGATCAAATTGTTGGATTTTCAGGAAGAGATATCTTGAGTAGAAAAGATGCGCCAAAATGGAAACATATTGGCAGCAAATCTACTTGGGTATTTCCAGCTAAAAAGAACTCTAAAATCATTAAAGAAACTAAAGAAGTTTTTATTGTCGAGAGTATTGGAGATGCATTGTCTTTATATTCTGCTGGTGTTAAAAATGTAATTGTTTCTTTTGGTCTTGAAATATCTACTTCAATAATCAACTTTTTATTGAAATTGGATGTAACTACCATTAGAATATGTTTTAACAACGATTCCGAGAATAAATTTGCTGGCAACAATGCGGCTGAAAAGGGTTATGAAAAACTAACCAAATTCTTTGATCGAAACCAAGTCGTCATAAATTTACCTTCCAAAAAAGACTTTGGAGAAATGAATGCCGAAGAAATAACCGAGTGGAGAAAAAAGATTTAATACTATCAGCTTCCAGAATCAAAACTCTGGAAACTTGTTCTTGGACTTACTGGTGCAATTATCACCTTAAGCTTCCAGATAAATCTAATGACGGCGCAAATCGTGGCACAGTTTGCCACCTTGTATTTGAACTCTTGTTAAACAAAAAACATAAGAGTCATTATACTAAAATTCAAAAGCAAGCTTCAATCAAGGCCAGCAAAGCAATTAATCGTCTAGTAATCAAGCACATGAAAAAGCTTGATATTTATACAGATGAAAATTACGAGATGGTTGATAAAATGATTGTAGTTGGTCTTGGTCAAGACTTCTATTTAGAAAACGCAAAACTTGGAGAAGCTGAACAAGAGTTTTTAATTGATAGCGAAAGTCCAAAATATAAAATTAAAGGCTTTATCGATAAAAATGGATATTATCCAAAAGATAATCTATTTAAAATCGTCGATTACAAGAGCAGTAAAGCTAAGTTCAAAGATGATGAGCTAACCGCAAATATCCAAGCTCTTACATACACTCTTGCTACAAAGAAGTCTAATAAATTTAAAGAAGTATCTGGCAAAATTAAAAGAGTAATTACTCAATTCATTTTCCTTAGATTTCCTAAACAACCTGTTCAAGAAGTTGAAATAACCGAAGAGCAGTTGAATGGATATGAAAGGTATTTAGAGTACATATATAATGTAGCCTCTAAATTTGACGCTAAAACTTCTGTTTCAAATTTCGCCGCGAACTCTGAAGAAAAGAAATGGTTGTGCAAAGCTGGCAAAACTTGGGTTTGCCCGTATTATCATCCATATAAATATTACGAAGTTTACGATGAAAGCGGTAATTTAAAGAAAACTTATTTTCTAGATAATCTTCCTTCAAAACTTCCAGAAGGATACACTAAAAAAATAAAGCAGTACGATGGATGCCCCGCTCATAACAAGCCGAAGAAAAGCCAAGATGCCTTCGACTTTTGAGTTGACTTTGCGCTGAAGCGATGTATCATGTATAAGTGAGCATCATTCCATTGTTCAAGAGTCATTACTCTGTTGGAAAGTCTATTCTAACTTTAGAGAAGGCCGCAGAAATTACTGATTCTAGTCCGATTTCTATTTTTTCAATTGCTAAAAAGCATGGACTGAAAGAGATTACTCTTGTAGAAGATTCTATATCTGGCTTTATTCAAGCTTACTCGTATGCTAAAGATATGGGAATTAAGCTTATTTTTGGTCTTCGTGTTACGATTACGGAAGATATTTCTGATAAAAGTGAAGCTTCTTTAAAGAAGGAGTCGAAGATAATCATCTTCCCCAAGAACAATGCTGGATATAAAAAGCTCATTAAGCTGTCTACAATTGCTTCCTCTACAGGATTTTATTATGTTCCTAGGTTAGATTATACTACTTTGAAAGACAACTTTGATGATAATTTAATGATTGCTATTCCATTCTACGATAGCTTTCTATTTAATAATTCATTATATGGTCATCTTTGCGTTCCTGATTTATCTTTTTTCAAGCCTGTATTCTTTGTAGAAGAAAATTCTCTTCCTTTCGATCATATCATTTTAGATAAAGTTAACTTATACGCTAAAGACAAATATGAGATTCAAAAAACTCAAAGTGTCTTTTATTATGAAAGAGAGGATTTCTTAGCTTACTTGACTTTCAGATGCATTAACAATAGAACTAATTTGAATAAACCAAATCTTGAACACATGAGTAGCGACACTTTTTGCTTCGAAAGCTATCTAAACGCTCAATAATATGGACGGCCATTTACTACGATTTAATAATAAAGACGAACTTGTCTTTATCGATCTTGAGACATTTAATCTATGTCTGAATACATGTAATAATCTACCTTGGCAAATTTCAATGCTGAAGGTTGTCGGAAATGAGATTATTGACTATAAAGACATGTATGTAAAATGGGATACTCATCTTAAGATTAGCAAAGG